TCCGTGCTATCTAAAAGGTATGATGGGGAGAGTGCGTTACAAAGACGTCTCTCCCCATTTTGGTTCTGACGATAGGTAGTTTGCGGTGGTGCAAATGGTGACCGGTTTTCCGAAAAAACAGTCTCCATTCAAAATCTTGCGCCACGTAACCCATTGAAATTGAACGGGTCCTTCCTGTTCGTGACCGTATACGGGGGGGCGAAGCGCGCAATATCGCTAGCGACAGGGCTCGTTTTTTGGGAAGCCACCCCTAGCAGGCATCCACCTGCGATCCGCTGAAAACCACAACAAAACAAACCTTTGGCACCGGACACTGCCGGTGGCCGCTGGACCCTTTGCGGAGTCCACGCTGGCTGCAGGTATCCGGAGTCCACCCGATTGAGGCGAACCGAACCGCATGACCCTGAGCTTTGCCCCGGATGCGATCGAGACGTGGCCGCTGGCCAAGCTCCAGCCCTATGCGAAGAACGCGAAGGCGCATGGCGCGGACCAGGTCGCGAAGATCGCCGCGAGCATGGCGGAGTTCGGCTGGACCGTGCCGTGCCTCGTCGCTGACGATGGCGAATTGATCGCGGGGCATGGCCGGGTGCTGGCAGCCACGCAGCTGGGGCTGACCGAGGCCCCGGTCATCGTGCTCGGGCATCTGAGCGAGGCGCAACGGCGGGCCTATCGTATTGCAGACAACAAGCTGACGGAACTCGGGACTTGGGATGAAGTGCTGCTGTCGGCCGAGCTTAACGACCTGCTGGCCGAGGATTTTGATCTTGGGCTGATTGGGTTCGACGACGCGGAACTCGAAGCGCTGTTGGCCGGAGAGGCCGATCCTGAGATAGCCTCCCAGGAAGGGGAGGACGAGGTTCCGGAGGCCCCCGAGACCCCGATCAGCCGTCCCGGCGATCTTTGGGTGCTTGGCAAGCATCGATTGCTCTGCGGAAACGCGACGGTGGCCACCGATGTCGAGCGCCTGCTCGGCGATGTGACGCCGCTGCTGATGGTCACCGATCCGCCCTATGGCGTCGATTATGATCCCGGCTGGCGCAACAAGGCCGGAGCCGCCGCAACCAGGCGCACGGGCAAGGTGCTGAATGACGACCGCGCCGATTGGCGCGAGGCCTGGGCGTTGTTTCCGGGCGATGTGGCCTATGTCTGGCACGGCGCGCTGCATGCGACGACGGTCGCGGAAAGCCTCGAAGCCTCCGGCTTCAACATCCGGTCCCAGATCATCTGGGCCAAGGATCGCCTCGTGCTGAGCCGTGGCGACTATCATTGGCAGCACGAACCATGCCTGTACGCCGTGAAAAAGACCGGCAAGGGCCATTGGTCAGGCGACCGCAAGCAGACCACGCTTTGGCAGATCGCAAACAAGGATCAGGACGCTGAAACCGTGCATGGGACACAGAAGCCCGTCGAATGCATGCGCCGGCCGATCCTGAACAATTCAAGCCCGGGCCAGGCGGTCTACGAGCCCTTCATGGGATCGGGCACGACGCTGATCGCGGCCGAAACCACGGGCCGTGTGTGCTTCGGGATCGAATTGAACCCGGCCTATGTAGATGTCGCCATACAGCGGTGGCAGCAATTCACAGGTCAGGCGGCCGTGCTGGCAAGCGATGGCCGACCCTTCGATGAGATCAGAGAAGGAAGGGCTGCAGCGTGAAGCAAAGCCGGACCATGTCGTTGATCGAGGCTATCGCCAACGTGTTTGTTGGGTACGGCGTTGCGGTTCTTACGCAGATCCTGATCTTCCCGGTCTTCGGGCTGCACACGACGCTGGCGCAGAACCTGAAGATGGGGGCGGTGTTCACCGTCGTGAGCATCGCGCGGTCCTACGTCCTGCGGCGGATGTTCGAACGGCTGCGGAGCGAATGCGGCCGAAGCCGAGAAAGAAGACAAAGCAATCCCGGAAACCAACGCACATCAGCGACAGGTGCTGCACTGGACTGCGCAGTTGTTGACAACATCGAATGATCGGGTGAGACTGCAGATCAGCAAGAAGATGCGATGTGGTTGTTAGGAGATGGACGATGCTTCTCAATTTTCGGGCAGTACGTCTGGCGCTGGCATTCATTGTCTTTGGTGCAGTTCAATCTCTTGTGACTGTAGCACCTGCGTCGGCGACGCCGCTGAACTCTTGGAGGGTGTCATGTGGCGCAGACCCCGGTGCCATAACCCGACAGGGAGCTGTTCGCACCTTTCGTACAAGTACGAACCACTGTCCCGGTGGGATTTTCGTTCAGCGTGCTGAAATCGAAACTGATTCCGTCAGCCCATCTCACAAGGGCGCGTACCTCTTCGAATCCGTCGTGGCAATGTCGACCAGATCAACCGAGAAATTTGGAGTGTTCCAGATCCACGACGGTCGGCTTGGCTGTGCTCCCCCATTGGTCGTCAATGTCGAGCCCAGCGGGAGAATGAGCTTGACGAGCGACATAAAAACTGGCCCGGGCGAAAGCTGTGTGCGTGGAGCATTGAATGCTCAGGTTTCGCAGGGTCGACTACACCGGGACGGTCGGGAACAGACACTTAGAGTCCTCGTTGAGTTCGATGGACAAGGAGGATTCGTTGCAAGCTTATTCCTTGATGGGATATTGCAGATTTCGGGGCAGTACGACTCTACTCGACAACCAGCCGCCTATCGGGCGCAGAAGTTCTACTTTAAGCACGGAGTCTATTCGCAGCGCATGTTTGACTACGTAATGACTTCGCGGGACATGTCCGTGCGTCGCGTGCGAGTGAATAGATAGCTCGGACTGACCGCGGTGATCTTCTTTCACAGCAATGAGAAACCACCGCCCGGTCGGGGCGGCGGCGTAACGCTTCCGTCGCGGGGTCAGTCGGCGGGGAGCCGGTAGACCCGCCCGCGCCCATCGACCTTCTCCGAGGTCACCTGGAGCCTGAGCTTTTTCTTGAGCGCCCCGGCCATCGCGCCGCGCACCGTATGCGACTGCCACACGGTGGCAGCGGTGATCTCTTCGATGGTCGCGCCTTCGGGCCGACGCAGGAGATCGATCATGATCTGCTGCTTGGTTTGGCGCGGGGCTACATCGGTTGTTTTGGGGGTGGAACTCTTTGACATGGGTATCTCCGGTTGTCGGGGCCCGCGGTATGCGGCCCTTCTACCGGGACGAGCCCCACAGATGTGGGGCAGGTCTGCTTTGCCATGCGGCTCAGATCAGGCCGAGGTCTTTCAGACAGGCGGCCGCATCCATCAGCTGATCGGTCGGCAATTCGATGGTGATTGTCATGCTGTCGACGTAGGCGCGGACATAGACGCCACCGTCGTCCATCACGGCACCTTCAATCTCGTCAAGGACTGTGGTGATGCGGCTTAGGTCGAAGTGTTCGGGCAACTTTCGAAGCGGCAGTCGGATGGTGCTGGTTTCCATGGCCTTGGTTCCTGTCACTCCGCGTGCTCGCCTTCACTGAAAGCGCTGTCGCTGATGCGTTTCAGCAGGCTGGCGTAATGCTCAAGGGTGCCGACGTGGCCCCAGTTGATCTCGTCGGGGTGGGCGTTGAAATGCTCATCGCTGAGGCTCTGCAGCCGGGCGAGCATCTCGTCGATCTCGGCCTTCTTGCAGATGAAGGCGTTCAAGGCCGCCTCTTTGTTGCGGCGTGCCTTCTCGGCGCGAAGCTGCTGGCGGGGCGTTGTCTGCAGGTTCAAGCGGGTCATTGTGGCGGCTCCGGGGTGAGTCGCATCCTTTTCGTGAGACAACGTTCACTCTGGTGTGGAGGCTTATCAACTACATAAGCACATGATTTTGAATGAAAATCGGAGCGCGGCATGGAGGGTCTGAGCGAGCGCCAATACGCCGCCCGCGTCGGTCTCTCACGCGGAGCAATCCAGAAGGCCAAGGCAACTGGGCGGCTGGTTCTGCACGCTGATGGCAGCATCGACGCCGAGGCCAGTGATGCATTGCGCGCGCAGGCGACCGATCCGTCGAAAACCCGCAAAGCACCGAAGCCGAAGCTCAAACCCGTCTCGGAAGCCGCGGTCTCGGCCGTGGGTGAAACGCTTCGGGAACAGGGAATGTCTGCCCCGCCGGTCGGCAGTGGCACCACGTTCCTGCAGGCCAAGACGGCCAACGAGGTGCTGAAGGCGCAAGAGCGCCGCCTGCGGCTGCAAAAACTGAAAGGCGAGTTGATCGACCGCGCCCGCGCGCTGTCCCTGGTGTTTCGGCTGGCGCGGCAGGAGCGTGACGTCTGGGTCAACTGGCCTGCGCGGGCGGCCGCGTTGATGGCGGCCGATCTGGGCGTTGAGCCTGCCGCAATGCAAAAGGTTCTGGAGAAACATGTCCGCGCCCAGCTCGACGATCTTGCCGAGGTCCAACTCGATCTCCGGTGAGGATTTTGAGGGCGCTGCAGAAATCCTGCGCGCTTGGAGCGAAGGTCTCACGCCGGACCCGGACTTGACGGTTTCGGAGTGGGCGGATCGGCACCGGATGCTGTCCGGTCGCGCATCGGCGGAGCCCGGGCGATATCGCACCGCGCGGACGCCCTACATGGGCGAGATCATGGACCGCTTGTCGCCGGGGGATCCGACACAGCGGATCGTGTTCATGAAGGCGGCGCAGGTCGGTGCGACGGAAGCTGGGAACAACTGGATCGGCTTTGCGATCCATCAGGCGCCGGGCCCGATGCTCGCGGTGCAGCCGACGGTGGAACTGGCGAAACGGAACTCAAGGCAGCGGATCGACCCGCTGATCGACGAAAGCCCGGAGCTGCGGGAGCGTGTCAAACCGGCGCGCTCGCGCGACGCCGGGAACACCATGTTGTCCAAGGAATTCGCGGGCGGCATCCTGATCATGACCGGGGCGAACTCGGCGGTCGGGCTGCGGTCCACGCCTGCGCGCTACATCTTTCTGGATGAGGTGGATGCCTATCCGGCGTCCGCCGACGAGGAAGGCGATCCGGTCACACTTGCCGAAGCCCGCTCGCTGACCTTCGCCCATAGACGCAAGGTGTTCCTGGTCTCGACGCCGACCATTCGAGGGATGAGCCGGATCGAACGGGACTACGAGGCCAGCGATCAGCGCCGGTTCTTTGTGCCATGTCCGCATTGCGGCGCGATGCAGTGGCTGAAATTCGAACGCCTCCGCTGGCAGAAGGGACAGCCGGAAACAGCAGAATATCACTGCGAGGGTTGCGACACGCCCATCGCGGAGCATCACAAGACGGCAATGCTGGAGGCTGGCGAATGGCGGGCGACCGCTACGGCAGCGGATCCCAATACGGTCGGCTACCATCTCTCGGCGCTTTATTCGCCTATCGGCTGGCTCAGTTGGGAGCGGATCGCCCGTGCGTGGATTGCCGCGCAAGGATCGGATGAGGCCATCAAGGCGTTTCGGAACACGATCCTCGGTGAGACCTGGATGGAAACAGGCGAAGCGCCGGATTGGCAGCGCCTGCAGGGGCAGAAGGAGGATTGGCCGGCGGGGACGGTGCCCGAAAGGGGCCTGTTCCTGACCGCGGGTGCGGACGTACAGAAAGACAGGATCGAGGTCGATATCTGGGCCTGGGGCCGGGGGTTTGAGAGCTGGCTCGTCGATCACGTGGTGCTCGAGGGCGGCCCCGGGGCCGAGGCCTGCTGGCAAGGGCTGAGCGACCTGCTCGGGCGGTCGTGGACCCACGCGAACGGCGTGCCAATATCCATCGCGCGACTGGCCATCGACACCGGCTACGAAACCAGCGCCGTCTACGCCTGGGCCAGGCAGGTCGGATTTGCACAGGTGGGGCCAATCAAGGGCGTCGAGGGCTTCAACCGTGCAAGTCCGGTCTCGGGACCGACCTATGTCGACGCAACCGTTGCCGGCAAGCGTCTGCGCCGCGGCGCGCGGCTCTGGACCGTGGCGGTGTCGACCTTCAAGGCCGAGACCTATCGTTTCCTGCGGCAAGACAGGCCGACCGGGGAAGAAAACGAGGCTGGAGCGTCCTTTCCTCCGGGCACGATCCACCTGCCAGGCTGGGTCGACAGCGAATGGCTGAAACAGCTCGTGGCTGAACAGCTGGTTACGATCCGCAACAAGCGTGGCTTTGCCCGGCTGGAATGGCAGAAGCTCAGGGAACGCAACGAGGCGCTGGACTGCCGGGTCTATGCCAGAGCAGCGGCCTGGATCGCCGGTGCCGATCGCTGGTCCGAAGCCCAGTGGGCGGAACTGGAACGACAGGTGGCCGCGCCGGATCGCGAAGACAGGCCCGGCACAGCACCGCAGCGGTCCGCGCGTCAAATATCGCGCCGGCGCTCGGTGCGCTCGAACTACATGGGATGAGACATGGCAACGCTTTCAGAACTGCAATCCCGCCGGGAGGCTCTGACGGCTGCCCGGTCCTCGGGCGTGGCCCGTGTGAGTTATGACGGCAAGACCGTGGACTATCGCAGTGTCGCCGAGATCGACCGGGCCATCGAAGCGCTCGACCACGAGATCGCCGCTGCGGAAGGTCGCCGGGTGATCCGGCATCTGCGCGTGACCACGGGCAAGGGCCTCTAATCCATGGGGTTCTTCGATGTGTTTCGACCCCGCTCTGGCGGGGCAAAAGGCGTGCGTGCGCGACTCGAAGGGGCGATGGCGCGTCGGAGGCTGCGCGGTTGGCAACCGCCGCTCGAAAACATCAACTCGCTGGTCTCAAGCGGTGGCCCAAGATTGCTGGCGCGTTCACGCGAACTGGTGGTCACCAATGGCTACGCTGCCAACGCCTGCGAAGCCTTCGCGGCCAATCTTGTTGGTGACGGGATTAAGCCCTCATCACTCGTCGAGGACGCGGACTTGCGCGATCGGCTTCAGCGGCTCTGGCTGGCCTGGACCGACGAGGCGGACGCCGACGGCCTGACCGACTTCTACGGCCTGCAGGCCATGGTCGCCCGCGAGATGTTTGTCGCGGGCGAGTGCTTTGTCCGACTGCGGCCTCGGCGCCCGGAAGATGGGCTCCGGGTTCCGCTGCAGGTGCAACTCCTGCAATCGGAAATGCTGCCCTTCGAGAAGACCGAGACTGCGGCGAACGGCAACCGCATCCGATGCGGGATCGAGTTCGACAGGATTGGCCGGCGGGTGGCCTACCATTTCCGCCGCCGCCATCCCGGCGACAGCACGGATCAGGGGGAGGTCATTCCGGAAACGGTGCGTGTGTCGGCTGAGGACGTGCTGCATGTCTTCCGGCCAATCGACGCAGGTCAGATCCGGGGATTGCCGCATGTGGCGCCCGCGATGGTGCGGCTCTTCCTGCTCGATCAGTACGACGACGCCGAGCTCGACCGGAAGAAGACCGCGGCGATGTTCGCGGGATTCATTACCAAGACCGCGCCCGAAGAGCAGTTGATGGGCGAGCTTGAGGATGGCGAGGACGGCACCGGGATCGCCAGTCTCGAACCCGGCACGCTGCAGGTGCTTCTGCCGGGGGAGGATGTGAAGTTCTCCAGTCCTGCAGATGTTGGGGGCGGCTATGAGGCGTTTCAATATCGGACGCTCTTGTCGGTCTCGGCCTCGCTCGGGCTTCCCTATCATCTGGTCACCGGCGATGTGCGGCAGGCGAACTATTCGAGCCTGCGGGCAGAGCTGGTCGAGTTCCGCCGACGCATCGGCCAGCTGCAGCATGGGGTGATGGCGCACCAGCTGTGTCGGCCGATCTGGCGGCGCTGGGTGGAAACGGCACAACTGGCAGGCCGCCTGGACCTGTCTGATCCCGCGGCTGCGCGGATGGTGCAATGTATCCCGCCACGCTGGGACTGGGTCGATCCCTTGAAAGACATTCAGGCACAGGTGCTGGCGATGGAAGCGGGCATCACCTCGCGGCGCAAGGTGGTCGAAGCCACCGGCTATGATGTCGAAGAGGTTGATCGCGAAAACGCGGCCGATGCCGCGCGCACCAAGCAGTTGGGGCTCGTATACCGCACCAGCCCCGGAGAGACGCAAGGCGCGCGGGCCACACCGGCACGGCGTCCTGATCCGGATGACGGCGCAGACGATCGGGCAGACCAAAGCAATGGCGATGATGCGGCAGCGACCGGGCCCGCCACCAATCAGGAGTGACACCATGAAGAGTTGGTACACCATCCGCGCCCGGGGCACCGGGGCGGAAGTGCTGATCTATGACGAAATCGGCGCCTATGGTGTCAGCCGTGCCTCCCCGACTTGCGGGCGCGATCTCGTGGATCGCCATAAAGGCCTTTCATCGCGGCCGTTGCGGTGGTTAAATGATCACTGCCGTGGGAACGGCAGGTGTCGCCTAGCGCGACGTGCCAGATGAAGGTCAATGGACATGCATGGAAACCCCGGCCCGGATCACAGCATAGCCGGTGGCCCGCTCGGGCAGATCCGGAGCGGTTTGATCGTGTCCTGCCAGCCGGTCGTGGATGGCCCGCTGGACCGGCCCGATATCGTGGCGGCTCTGGCGTTGGCCGCACTCGACGGCGGCGCCGCGGGCCTGCGGATCGAGGGGCTGGCCAACCTGCGCGCGGTACGGGCCGTGACCGAGGCCCCGATCATCGGACTGATCAAGCGCGACATGGAGGGCTATGCCCCGCGCATCACCCCCACGCTTGAAGATGTCGACGGGCTGATCGCCGAAGGGGCCGATATCGTGGCCGTCGATGCCACCGACCTGACACGGCCCGTGCCCGTGGCCGATCTGATCGCCGCGATCCTCTCGGCAGGGCGGATCGCCATGGCCGATTGCGCAACGCTGGAGGATGCGGTCGCGGCCCGCGATGCGGGCGCGCAGGTCACCGGCAGCACCATGTCAGGATATACCGGAGGACCGATCCCCGATGCCCCCGATCTCGATCTCGTGCGCGGCATGGCCGGCCTTGGCGGGTTTGTCATCGCGGAGGGGCGCTATCACAGGCCCGAACAGGCGGCGGACGCCTTGCGGGCCGGCGCGGATGCGGT